CTACCACTTGCAAAAGAACTCGACTCTGATTGTCTAACATAAGCATCTAAAATACCTTGAACATCAGAACCTGTTGCGAAACTTCCAGTTTGTGATTCCATAAGATAAGTTGTTGATGCTGATGCATATGAACCAGTTGCATCTATTACAGTTTGAACGGTAGAACCACTCGCGAATATTGTATTAGTTGCTACTAAAGTATCAGCTGTTATATTACTGAATGAACCAGTGGAAGTGATTGAACCACTAATATCTTTATCAAACTCAATTGAACCAGTTACATTTAATGAACCAGTTATTCCAAACGAACCTGATAAAAACTCCTTTAACTGCTTTCTCTTTAAATCGGCCATTATGAATTAAACTTTCCGTGTGCGATGATTTCATCATCTGATTCTAAATTATATCCAATACCACTAACATCAACTTTTAATAAAAATGTAGAACCACTCTGTTCTACTTCTATTGCGTTATGTTCCATATATCCACCATTCATAAAAAATATGAAGTCATTTTCACTTGTAGCAGTCATACCAGTCGGAGCTGATGCTGTAACTGCTTCAAAACTTGCTGTTGATGAACCACTTATTCCTGCGGCTACTTTTACAAAACTCTTTCTTAAATAATCTGTTCCTGATGAACTTACACTACCCGTTAATTGTGCGTTTACATACGCTTTTGAAACGGCTGAACCTTGAGCTGTTGGATTAGCTGGTAATCCCAATACTTCTCCGTCTCCACTAAATGTTAAGTTAGCGGCTGATGCCATTGTTGAAGTTGCTAAACTTGTAATTGTTTTATTAGTTAATGTATCGGTTGTTGAAACTCCTACAATATTTATATAACTTCCAGCTGCATTATCTATTGCCCATCTGGTTTCACTATGGTCAAATACTAATGCCGCATTTGTAGCACCACTTCTACCAACTCTTAATCCAGAGTCTGTTGATGATAGGGCTGTTGAACCTGTAAAGTTTAAATCTATAATAGGGTCTTCTACTGCAAATTTATCAACATTATTATAAGAGGCTGAACCTTGAACAATTAAATCTCCAAATATTTTTACACTACCACTTGGATAACCTGTTGTTAATAATTGTATTGCAGTATTATTAGATGCATCCATAATTACAGGGTCTGTTGTATGAGCTATCTTTATTTTACCTGCTGTTAAGGTATGTGTCTCTCCAATATCCAAACTACCTGTTCCAAGATTATCCAAATTAAGATTATCAAATTCTAATGTGTATAATCCTGTTAAAGAACTGGTTACTGCTGAACTTTGTAGTGCTAAACCACCAGTTTGTGGTGCTTGTGCTTGTGTTGTTAAATCAATTAATGTCATACTGATGCCTCTCTCTGAAAACTAATTTGTATAGAAGATTCACTTCCGTCTCCTGTTGTGGTTGGTGGTAAAAAACTACTATCATTTTCTAATATTACCGAACCACTTTTTAACTTAACTCCATAATTGTCGTAAGTTAGTGTGTGTATTCTAATCTTTTTTTGTGTTGAATCTATAAAAAAATCTGCTGATGCTGACGCTGTTTGGTCAGTATTAGAGAATTGTTCAATACCATTAATAAATATTCGTAATGACCCATTTCTGATACGATAATTCTCAGCTATTGTTGGATGAAATTCATTATAATATAAAGTAGAAGTTGCTCTCTCTGAATACTTAAAATGTTCTCTTTGATAAAAATATCTTTCATTACCACCAGATAAATGAACCACATCTGTATCTACGGTTGGAATACCATTTTTATTATCCAAAGAATATTCTAAACTAACACTTCCTGTGTCGTTAAACATAACTCTATCACCAGAGAATTTAGATTCACTAACTGGGAACATAAATTTTGATGCTCTTCCTTTTAATCCTGTTCTTTTATCTATTTCTCGTTGTATTGCCATTATGTTATCTCACTTTGAAATATAATAGTTACATAATCTGAATCTGTTATTGTAAATCCAGTATTATCTGATTGTCTTTTTCTTATCACTACATCTTTATAAGAACTTGATACATAATAATCAAATCCACTCGTATATCCAACTTGGTCATTAGCAGATGTTAATTCTAATCCATTTAATTTTACTTGGACTGATGAACTCATTATTCTTCTATCACTTTCTAATGTTGGTTGATAAACTTGTCCTTGACTTGCGGATAAAGATGATGATTGATTTCCAGAAACTCTCTGTGATTTTAAATTATACATAGAATTTGCATTTGAAACCGATATCAATGCTTTATCATCTCTTGATGATGTTGGTTCTCCACCACCTCTCATTATATAATAAGTTCTACCACCATAAGTATTTGTAAATTCTAAATCTTGTGCTTGTGTTCCTACTCCTTCTGACGAACCTCTAATAAAATCTGTTGCACTACCTAAACCACTTGGTATAGAAGGTTTTCCTACTGAAAATATACTAACCTTTTCACTTCTACTATCTGGTGAAAATAGTGATGATACTACCAATCCTGATTCATCTTCTACAACAACTTGTTTTGGTGTAAAATATCTCTGTGTATTTAAAAATTCATTAAATGACTCTGGAACGAGATAACCATTAAAACTCATATTAAAAGTTGTCTTAATAATTCTTTCATTATCTCCCATTTCTGTTGCATCTTCAAATGAATCTATTGATGATAAAAATTTAAATTTATTTGGTTCACCCCAATATGCTCCTTCTGAAAAGTTTATTTGTTCAATAATTCTATTCATATCCTCAATATAAGGTGTCCAAACAATACACTCATAATTTAGTTTCATATAATCAGGAACTGCTGTTGTATAATATTCTTTCTGTGGTAACATACCTTGAAGAACTGAAAATCTATCATATCTTTGACTTTGAGAATATTTCTTTTCAAAAGTATAAAATTGTTTTGGGTCATTTGCGTCTAACTTATCTATTGGTAAAGTTTCATTAGCTTCAATAGATGTTCTTTTAAAAACAATTAATGGTGTAATTAAAGAACCCTTAACATCACGAACATAACCTTGTTTTTGTATAGAGTTCCACCTTTCTGCGTTAGCATAATAAACAGGAACTTTAATTTCTTGTTTATTTATAACTACTTTTGGTTTTATTACTTCATTGAAATAATACATAATTGCCGCATCAACATCCATTAAACCAACCGATACATCTTTTACAGTATCTCTTCTTTGGTTTGTTTCAGAACCTCTACCTCTTTGTAGTCCTCTATTAAACTCTCTACCTTTTAGTATTCGTTCTTTTCGTGGTAATGGTTTTGTTCTTTCGGCCATTATTCAACTCCTAATTCCAATCCAATTCTATCTGAATATTCTTTTTGAGTATTAACAATATTATCAAATGAATATGGAACTAAATATCCTTTCATACTTAATTCAAATGTGTTTTTAATAATTCTTTCATCTTCAAATTCAGATGCGTCTGTAAATGCTGATATACCAGATTTAAACTTAAATTTGTTTGGTTCTCCCCAATATGAATTTTTTGACCAACTAATCTTTTCTATAATTTCATTCATTTGGTCTATATAAGGTGTAAATGCTATACAATTATAATTTATTGTTACAAAACTTGGCATCACAACATTATGTGCTTCTTGTAATGGTTCATCATTTTCAAATAATGTAGAAGTTTGTATAAATCTATTTTCTTGTGTATTTTTCTTTATAAATGTATAATTAGATGATGCTGGACTAATTGAACGAGCTAAAAATGCATTATTTGTATCTCTTGATACTGATGTTCTTTTAAATATAATTAAAGGTGTAATCATTTGTCCTTTAACATCTCTTAAATATCCATTTTTTAAAATACTTTTCCATCTTTCAGGATTTGCATAATATACAGGAACTTTTACTCTTTCATTATTTTCTGTTACTTCTGGTTTTATCACCTCGTTGAAGTAATACATTACAGCCGCGTCAATGTCCATTAAACCAACTGATATTAGTTTATCTTTATCATCTGTTCGAGTGGTATCATACCCTCTATTAAAGTTTTCTCTTGTTGATAATAT